GAATACTTAAATTTTCTTTTTTCGCAAGCTCAAGATCAGACTTGCTAATCCTGTCTACAAGATCTAGCTGTTTTTGGTACTCTTCGTTTACGTCGCTAGCATATTTTTGCCTAAGCTTTAGCGGTCCTTCAATTGGGTCAGCCGCGAAGGAGGAGCCGCGAGATCTGACGAATTTTGCGCGATTGCCAATTTCCTCTAATCGTCTTTCTCGATCAGTTTCAGCAACAATTGTTTGAGCAACTGTTAGACGTTTTTGATCAATCTCAAGACGAGCTTCGTCAAGTTGAAGTAGTAAATTTTTCTTTTGTACTTCGTTAATAAGTTCGCTTTCAGCCGAAATTTCAATTCTTTTTGCGGCAGAATCTAATTTTTTTCTAGCGTTATCTATTTTTTCGGTAGTAACTTCGGTTTTTGACTCTTCTCTGAGCTTTTGCCGGCCAAGAGAAACTGCTGCCTCTGTTCCATCCTGCAATGCTTTGTTTCTATCTTTTATTTCCTTGATCTGTCTTTTTAGCTCAACAGTTTGCCTGCGAGCGGAATCAATTAAACCTTCTGCAGTGTCACTTGCGATTTTTTCAAATTTATTTCTAATCTCTACGGCTTCGCTTTGTTCAAGGTACTCTCCTTTAAGTCTGTCCTGCAAAGCTATAAGTTTGTCAATTTGAGTATCTTGCCTGCTCGCTAAATCTCTTTCGTATCTTGCTTTTTCTGCCGCAGATTTAACGCTAAATTGCGGCAAAAGCATCGCTTCACCTTGCCGCGGAAGGCCAGCATACCGAGTTCGAAGTTGCTCCAGCTCGGCATTTACCTCATTGATAGAAGTCTCAAGCAAGCCCCACTCGGAAGTGTCAAACGGAACGATTGACTGAAGCGAGCGAAGTTGATTGATATAAGAAGAAAGAGCCGCTTCGCTTTTTACAATTCCCCCGTAAGATGCAATAACCTCACCAATTAAGGCTCTTGCTCCCTCTAGTTCTTTTTTACTGCCTGCCTTGCTGGCAACTGACAAGGCCTCTCCCCGAGCTGGCGCCGTAAGCCCCATTGCGAGAGCCTTAAACTGTTCCTGCCGAGCGGACGAGATATTTTGACTTGCTATCTCAGACGCAATGGTGAATTGCCTAAACTGGCGTGTTGCAATTTCAGAATTAGCGGCAACTAGCGAAAGCGCTTCAGCCTGTGCATTTAGCTGGGCAATCGTGCCTCTCGTTTGGGTGGCAGCGACTTTCCCAGTTACAGGCGTTCTTGTTTGAAATCTACCAAGCTTAAGATATTCGCCGGAGAGATCTGATAAAGCAGATACAACTTTTGCAAGATTTTTGGCTTCTTCTTTATACTTTAAGCTTTGCGCAAAGTTTCGCTCTTTTCTTTGAAGCGCTTCCTCAAGCTTTAATCGTTCTTTTTTGCCTTCATTAAATTTTTTCTCCGCTTGAAGAGCTTTGAGCAAAGCGTTTCCTTTCTCCTTGGCGCTTTTTTTCTCACTTAACGCTGCACTCAAAGAAGCTTGCTCGGCGGCAAGATAAGACTTTTCAAGTTTTTTTACAGTTTTATCGTATTCGTTATATGCTTTTTGAGCATCTGCCACCCCTTTTCTTGCTTGAGTGAGCTTTTGCAGGGCAGCATTGAAATCTGACTCGGCTCTGCCAACATTTATGTCTAAAGGCGTAACGTTTATTCTATCTACAACTGACTCAAGGCGACTTACGTCTTTAATGAGTCTTTCTAGCTTTGACCCGCCTTTTACAACTACGTCAATTCTTGCTTCTGTGTTAGCCACCCTGATCGACCGACAGTTCCCGTCAGTCTAGCCGCCTACGGGAAAGCCGCCCGGAGGGGCGGCTAGCGGCGACTCTGACGCTTGATCTTCTCCATGTGCTGCTGATGTCGCCTGTCTTTTATGACAAAATAGGCGTGCCAGAGCTGTAGCTCTTCATCAGCAATTTTGCTCTTTAATTCAAACAAAGTGCAATGAAGAACCTCTGCAAGCTGAAGCTGAAAATAAAGTCTTGCGTCAGACTCAAGCTCTTGCTCAAGAGCTTTTAGTGTCTTCTGACTCCCCCTTGTCTCGTGGCTTCAACACACACAGAAGAAGCTTTTGCAGGTCTTCGTCTTCAACTTCTTTTTTAAGAACAGGGATGTCGCCAGGCCTGAAAAGCTTTTCGCCCAACTCGTCCAGTGCTTTCGCAACCAGGAGCTGCAGAGTAAAGTCAGTTGCCGTATCAGACTTGGCATCCTTTTGAGCCCTTTCTCTTTCAGCGGCGGTAAGAGGCGTCACGTAAAAAGTGAACTCACTGCCATCTTCAAGAGTGACAGATTGCAGAATTGGCTCAAAATTCGCTGCTTTGCGCAGACGATCAATAGCCCTCATCGGAGAAGCTGGTGCGGGAGCGGTAGCCATGAAAAAACCTGTGGACAGATTCAACTCTACACACAATAGCCGCCAAGCGCAATCCAAGGCAAATAAAAAGCCCCGCCGAAGCGGGGCAATTTATAGCGCCTTGCGTCAAGCTGTTGCAAAATCAAAGCTTACAGCTTCCGAGGGACGGAAATTGACAGCCACAGACTGTGCGTCATCAGGGTTGACATTAAGCGACGCCGAAGTTAGCGTTACAGGCATTTCAATGGAGCGAGATTTCGCATCATTGACAGAGCCGCTGGACTCAATGCGCTCCAGGTAAAGTTTCATGCCAGCGCCAACCTGCTTACGCAGCAGCACGTCTTGCACAAGCCGATTAGCAAGAGCACTGTCTTCGTCGGTCATGTAAACGTTGGCAGTGCCATTGGCGTCGCCAAAGCCAGAAATGTACTTGCGAAAAGGCACATACTGACCAAGCGTTTGGCCAATAGTAGTCACGTCAATCTCTGAACGAGAAATTTCAAGCGACCAATCGCGAACTTCAGCCACAACGGCATAGCTCGCGTAGAAAACCTCAAACTTGTTGGGAGCGGCAACAGTGCCATCATCAGTAAGATCAACCTCGGCTCCCCCAGCGGATGCAGAAAAAGTCAGCGCACCAGTGGAGTTGTCGTAAGTCAAGACGTAGTAGGTTGTCGCAGCGGAAAGAGGCGCGGGAAGAGTACCGGTGCCAACACTGCCATCCTGGGTGTTCCGAAAAGTGAACTTGATAGGATCGCCCGCTTGAAAGTTGAAGTTGGGGCCAACGTTGACCTCACTGGTTCCAGCGCCAGTGGTCACGTCTGATTCGCCAAAGGTTGCTTGAGTGCCCGCAGGCTTGTAGTAAAAAGCGCCAGAGACGCCGGACAGAACGGTTGCCATGACAATTCAGGGGTAGTGGCTAGTGGGCACTGCCCAGCTAGACCCAGACTAGCGACTCACTTGACACTGGCTTGCCAACCTGCATCAATCCTACCGATAAAGTGTGGAAAATCTTCTGACGACTGAAAAGAGGGACCGTTGATTTGCCCAATGCGCACATAGGTTGAATTTGAGGCTTTTCTTGTTGCGTTTAACGTGTCAATCACCTGCTTTGCAAGTTGGACCATTTGCTGGCATCTAGCAGGTCCAGCCCCCTTCGGGCTAAAACAACGCACAATCAAAGCGCCTCTTGCGTAATCCAAAGAGCCTTCAAGTGTTGACTCTGTTGTTAAACCAAAAGTTATGTTAATGCGAACATATTCTTTTGGCGGATCAGGTGGAACTGTCGTGATATTGTCAAAATAGACTGGAACCGCAGGCACCTGAGAGTTGTAGGCGGTAAGTAGCGGCGCTTCGATAGCAGCTCGAATTGATTGATAGTTCATCCAATCGACCCTCCTCGGACAAAAGCACGCTCCGTCCCGCGCCTCAAATCTCTATTCAAACCACCGCCACCTGAGTAAGTCTCAAACCAGTCGAGCGATGCAGTCGCAGAAGCCGTTGGCTCCTCCTGTGTATAGCCAGGAGCCACGTCGCCGCGAAGGCCGAGATCTTGCTCCCCAAATCCGTCTTTCCTCCTGAAGCCCCGCACGACCGGCTCTTTGACGGGCGAGCCGATAGCGCTGAAAAGCGCTTCGTCTTGATCTATCGCGATCCCGGCATGAGGTGCCGTATTTACGACCTCGAACCTATTGCCGCCTCTTTTTAGAGAGTTTTCAAACCTGCTCAAAGGGAAGTTTCTTTTATTGTAACGATAAACTCGTCCTCCTCCTCTTGGCGCTTTGCCTGCCTGGCCCGCTGGCACCACGTCCCATGCCGAGGAAAATTCGCCAGTCCACGCCGGTCCAGCGTTCGCCAGTCCGTTTGCGATCTCAACTGCGGACTCTTGAACAGCTCGCGCAAGTTTTTTGTTTATGTCATCACCAAGCTTCCTGGCGATTGAAAGATTGCTTCTCCTTGCCATATCAGCCAGCCCTCCCAACAACAATGTGCATTATAGGGTTGTCGCCTCGATAGCTTCTCATTGGCATGACTTTAACAGTTTTAGCCACTCCGCCCTGAAGGTAACGTATAGAGTCGCTGTTTTGCGGATAATAACCAGGCAAAGATTTTGCTGCAAAAATAATTTTCGTATCGGTCATTTGATACAAGCCTTGAAGCTCTTCGGGTTTCAATTCCGCAATGACGATCTTAATTGGAATTTCTGTCGCTGCCCCAGAAACCGTCCCAGTCGTTGGATTGTAAGTTGGATTGCTGCTTGCCTTAATGTAAACAGCTTCAATTCCAAACTGATCAATCAGCGGCGAAGGGATTGAAGAAAAGATTCTATCGACAAGAGCCATGATAGTTTAGAGCGGATTACTCGCCCAACCTCCATAAACAGGAAACACCTGCCCGTTAGCAAAGCGAATACGGCGGGGACGGAAAGCGCCGCCGCCGTAATAAGGATCCACACGCGCAGTGCTTGTACGGCTCAGGTAGGGCTGATGGAAGCTTGGATCAATCATGTAACGATAAAGAATATCCATCGCAAACGGCGGAATGTAATCAACGCCAGTTTGAGGGATATTCTCTTCTTTGAATTTTACCTGCAACGCGCCATCGCCAAGGTTAACTTCTTTGTATTGTTCTGTTTCGCGCAGGGAAGTTCCGCCATCATTTTCAGCGACTGCGGTATATCCTCCACCTTCGCCAAGAAATGCCGCCATGTAGGCAACAGCAATTTCAAAGTCAATTGGCAGCTCTTCTGTCGAAAGCTGGCGACCATCAACTTTGATTAAACGTGGCCATGCCAGAGATTGCGTTTCATCAATAACCCTACCCTTCCACTTCAAAGGGTTAATAGTCATTGTTGCCGCAACAAGAGTTTGCTCTTTTTGCGTATCGGTCAACGCGAGCCAAGCCGTGATGCCAGCACTTGGCGGCAGCTCGCCGAGCAGAGTCGTGGCCCTCGCAACACTCAGGAAGGAGTTGGCGTTAGACGCCCCCAATGTCGATACGAAGGCCATGTGCGTGCCTCTTCAGTCAGTCCTTGGTGGTCTTGGTCTTAGGGGCGCTTGCGGGCGCCTTCTTGGGGCTTGCAGCGGGCGCGGGGCAGACAAGGGGCTCGGCTTCGGCCTTGGCCTCAGCTTCGACCTTCAGCCTGGCTTCTTCTTGCTCGCGTGCAAGTCGGAAAGTGGTGATTGACATTGAAATTACTTGCTAGTGGAAAGCCCCTCCGAAGAGGGGCTGCTGTCGAAACAACAATCAGAGGTAGCAGCGAAGCTGTGTGATCCGAATGTTGCGATCATCAGTGAACACCTTGTCCCAGTTGGTGCCGGTAGAAAGCTCCGCATTGGTAGGAGCGTTGCCAGCGGCGCTGCCGACCCAGCTGATGCCATTCGGATGCACAAGATAGTGCGTCCGATTGATCAGGTAGTCGATGCCCTTCAGGGAATCGCGGTCGGTTTCCAGCGGAGTCTTAGCCGGAGCAGTTGCAAAAGCAAAAGCGCCAGGGCCAAAGAAGTAGGTGTGCAGCACATCAGCACCGCCAGTGCCAGCGCCAGCGTCAACCGGCAGGGTGTCGTCAACAAACACCGGGCGACCCAGGTAGGTGCCCAGCTCAAGACGTTGAGCAGACAGGCGGGTATCGAGCTGAGAAGTGGTCGAGGCAGGCTCGATCAGGTCCAGCTTCATCAGGGCGTAGTAAACGCGGGAGTGCATCAGCACGCCGGTCAGCTCCTGGCCTGCGTCACCCAGCTTGGCGATAGCATCCACCATCACGCTCTGAGAGAGCTGGGTGGAAGTGCCGCCAACGGCGTGAGAAGAAACCAGGGGGCCACCAGTCGCAAACAGACCCTTGATCACGGAGATCAAAGTAGTTTGCATGTCGCGCACCCAATACTGACCAGTGCGACGAGCAATGGCCTGCATGGGGTCAGAACCGGCCAGCTCACCAGCCAGATCCGAGGCCTTCCAGGCCTTACCACGCATGTTGCGCACCCCGGTCTGCACGTCGCCAGCCAGGGTGGCGGCGGTCAGGCCAGCGGTGTCATCAAGGATTTCAGAGTCGCCGGTCAGATCACCGAAGAACGGAAGATCAATGGTCTTACCGCCTTTGCTGAACTCAGCCTGGATGGCAGAGTTGGTGACCATCAAACCGGAAGTAACGAGAGCGTTACGGTTTTGCAGCTCCTCCTGCTGGTATTCCAGGAAAAGCTGAGGAATAAAGGGAATGCCAGCGAGGAGCATTGTTTTTGCCTCAAGTAAAAGCGTGTACGAGCGCCAACAGCACGGCTGCTAGCCGGTTTCGCGGTACAACCGCCTGCGAGCCAAGGGCTCGACTTCACGAGGCACGGCCTCTAACAGGCAAAGAATAGCAACGGAGAAGGTGGTCAGCGCTTTTTTCTTGTGTACTTGCGCTTTTTCTTTTCTTCCTCTTTTTTCTTTGGCTTTCTCTTCATGCCGCTTTCACTAGCAGCAATTGCCATTGCCTGAGCGCGAGTCGTCACCTTTCGCCCAGAGGAAGATTTAAGCTTGCCAGCTGCAAACTCTTGCATCACATATTCAAATTTGCTTTGTCGCTTAGTCTTTTTCATTACAGCAGTTGCGAATTAAAGAAGACCCTCTTGAGGGGCATGGCGAGTGAGCTGAGCGCTCAAGCGCATACTAGACAAAACCCGGAAACTGTTTTGCGATGCTAAAATAAAAGGCTATTTACCATTTAACCTTGTGTGACCAGTATCTTGCCGAAAACTTGTCAGGGTTCGGATCCTGAGCGTTATGCCTTGCGTAGTACGATCGCTTTCTTGCTTTATCTTTTTCCGACTTTGGATTACTACCGGCACCCCTCACCCCTTGCTGCCCAAAGCGAATCAGCTTAACCTCGTCACCTTTTTTCGCAAGAACAGCGTGGGACTTGGTTGGGTGACTGGGCGTACGCTTAGGCTTATTGTAACCGGAAAAAGTTTCTCCTCTGTAGGTGATCGACATTTTCAAATAGCAACCTGATTGCAGCGTAGCAACGAAAAGCCCCCCGAGGCACGCCCCAGGGGGTTGAGATCCTTTTCAACCAGGTTCAGTCTACATCGACTGCACGGCCCTCCCAAGAACAGGGTCGAGCTTGCCGGCGAGACGCGCTTCGTTCATCAAACGCTTGGCCTTGTCCGGGTCTTTCTGCAGCAATTCAGCCGCCTTAGTTGCATTAACCGTATCCTTGTTGAACGGGTTATTTGAGTAGGTAGTTGCTGCTGCACGAGTCGTTGTCATGCCAGACCCAGTTGCTCCGCTGCCTGCAAAGTAAACAGCAAACTCTTCGTCATCACGCAGCTTGGTAACAGCGTCACGCAAGGAGACGGGATCATCTTCCGACCCAAAGACAACCGTGCTTTCATCGTCAAGCAGCCTGAAGTTCTCCTTCATCAGCTTGTAAAGATGCGAAGGGCGACGGCACTCTGCTTTTGATAGCTCGTCTGTGACAAAACGCTCAAGCTTGCTTTCGCGACGCTTTTCACGCTCTTGATTGCGCTCACTTTCGAGCTGCTCGTTAGTTTTGCGCAAGTCAGTCAGCTCTTTGCGAAGCGATGCAAACTGCGCTTTCATTGCCTCTGTCATTGCGTCAGACGGCGTTTGCTGCTTGCTCGTCTGCTGTTCTTCAATTTGCTCGTCTTCGGCTTGAGCTTCTTCTTTTTTGCGCAGCCCGGCAATGCGTTCAGCAATTTTCTCTTCGTCTAAGTCGTCGGTCAGCTCAATTCCAGCTACTTTCAAAAAACTGTCGATTGTTTTCTTCTTCTTGAGATCCTTGAGCAGGCCCTGATTCGTGGCCTTCAGCTTTGCACGCTCACTCTCAGCAGCTTCGGCCTTCTTCTGCAGCGCTTGGATAGCGGCAAGCGCCTCTTCGAGCGTTTCAGGCACTTCGAGTGTCATGTAAAAAGATGAGTTGACTCGTTAAATAGTAGCACTGTCTGCTTCCGTTTGCTCAATGGAAGCTTCCATCGCCTCAAGATCACGGCCCTCGCTGGCGGGGTTTGAGTTATCCACCGGGATCTGTCCACGATTTGCGATCTGAGGCTTGCCATCGAGCCCGAGATCGCGAGCTGTTTCGGTGCCATCAAGATCCATGTCGCTCAAAAGCTGTTTCACGCTGAAATCAGGCAGACCCTCGAACATCTCGCCAGCCTCCAACATGCGCAAGAACATCTCAATCGTGATTGCGTTGCTGTCTTTGAACAGCGAGCTAAGCGCCATCACCTGCTGAGAGTGCATCTTCACCGGGATGAAGTTCTTGCTGATCGTCACGCGCACCTCTGGGATCTCTCGATAAGCGGAGGCGTACAGCAAGGCTCGATTCAGCGCGTCCTCAAGTCCCTGCACGAGCACAGCCAGCTGTGAATCGCTCTGAGAGCGGTCCAGTAGCTTCGCGAAGCCGCTTTCGGCCTGCGTCTTACCCGTTGTCATGGCGACGGCAGCAAGGCGCTCCATGGCCTGCTCAATGCGCTTCAAGTTTTCCAGGGTGACCGAGGCTCCCTCCATCGAGGCGCTCATCAGATCGAACTTGGCGTCGGGATTCTGAGAAAACAGAGCACGCCCCGAACCGGCTTTGACTTCATCGTCAGGGCGGACACCCGTACCCGTCAAAATTGGCGAGGAGGTGAGGTGAATTGTTTCCGCAAGGTCAGCAGAGATACTCCAATGATTTAAGTTAAGACGTGCGATGTCAAAAAGTAAAGGACGAGCGCGGAAAAACGCTTCTTTTTTGCCACCAAAAACCGGCACAAACGGAATGAACGGGATTGAAAGATA